GAATACCATAAAGCGCCTAGTGAGTTCGAAGGCAATATTGCAACACAGCATGGGACCTTCCACGAAGAATTCGCCATTGCTGACTTTGAAGCAGATACATTCTTAAAAGTTCAGGAAGTTGGGTTTGTTAAGCATCCAACCATTGAGTGGCTTGGCGCGAGCCCGGATGGATTGATAGGCAAAGATTCTGTCATCGAAGTCAAATGCCCCTACGGTAAGCGCAACATAACAGACTCAAAAGAGTTTAAGTTTGCCAGCGATCAGCCCCACTACTTTGCTCAAATGCAAATTGAAATGTTGGTGACTGGCAGAACAAGATGTTTCTTTTGGCAATGGGCTCAAGGCGCTCAACGACTTGAGATTGTTGACTTGGATCAAGCATGGATTGATGAGGCTCTACCAAAGCTCGAAGCGTTTTATAAGTTGTATTTGTCTGAGCTTGATAATCCTGCACATCTTGAAGAATTGGTTAAGCAGATACCGTTTCACGTTGCAGCAGATGAATACCGCATTGCCAAAGCTGAAATGGAAGAAGCCAAGGCCAAGATGGAAAAAGCAAAAAACCAACTAATAGAAATGGCCAACGGCCAAAAGTCTGTCATAGGCGGCCTAACGGTATTTAAGACAGAGAAGGCTGGCGCTGTCAGTTACGCCAAAGCTATCAAGAAATACTGCCCAGATGCCGATTTAGAGCCATTCAGAGGCAAGCCAACGAGTTATTGGAGTGTGAAATGACAAAGAGAATATACAAAGATAAAAATGTCTATGAGGCTGCAATTGAGCGTCTAGACTTTATTTTTGAAAACTTCGAGCGAGTATATCTTTCTTTCTCAGGAGGAAAGGACAGTGGAGTAATGCTAAACCTTGTCATTGACTACATGAAAAGGAACGGCATAACAAAAAAGCTTGGTATCCAAATAATGGATAACGAAGCAAACTACGAGCAGTCGATGGAATTCATGCACAGAATGATAAGAGCTAATCGAGACATTCTTGATGTGTATTGGTGCTGCCTTCCAATATCTTTGCCGTGCACAGTAAGCTCTTATGCTGTTGACTGGCAATGCTGGGGAGAGCATGACAAGGATAGATGGATTCGCCCAATGCCTGACGATGACTACATAGTTAACTTGCAGAATCATAACTTTGACTTCTTCGAAGAGAATATGAGTTATGACGACTTCTGGGATGGTTTTGCGGAATGGTACAGCCAAGGGAAGTCTTGCGCGAACCTAATTGGGATAAGAACTGTTGAAAGCCTCAACCGCTTTAGGGCGATAATGAATGACCAGAAAGTTACACATAGCGGAATGATGTGGACAAAAAAGAACACAGAGCATACATATAATGTCTATCCGATTTACGACTGGAGGACCGAGGATGTGTGGACTGCAAACGCTATGTTCGAATGGGATTACAACAAGCTTTATGACACTTTTTACATGGCTGGCGTTCCGGTTCACTCAATGCGTGTTGCGTCTCCATTTATGAGTGAGTCAAAGTCGAGCCTCGGTCTTTATAGAGTTATTGACGGCAACACATGGGCCAGGCTGTGCGCGAGAGTCCAAGGAGCAAACTTCATAGCAACTTACGGGAAGCAGCTGTCATACAACAGCTTCAAGCTCCCAGACGGGCACACATGGAAATCATTTGTTAAATTCTTGCTTGATACGCTTCCGGACGAGGTGGCAGAAAATTTTAAGCAGCGCTTCGCACAATCAATAAAGTATTGGGGGCGAGTAGGTCGCGGCTTATCTAATGAAGTGGTCGATGATTTGAAAAAAAACGGAGTTAAATTTGAAATAAATGGAGTGACTCCTCACGGAGGCAACTTCTTGCAAAGAGTAAGGATAAGAGTTCCGCCAGACCACCTAGACTGCCTAAGGTCGCACAACGGAGTTGTAACAAGCTGGAAAAGATTTGCCATAACCATTCTTAAAAATGACCACACTTGCAAGTATCTTGGCCTTGCCCCAACAAAGCAGCAGGCGGAGCGCCAAAGAGCAATAACAAAAAAATACTCATCACTAGGGAGATGAAAATGAAAATTGTAAAAATTAGCGAAATAAAAGGAACAGAAAGAGAAGTTAAGTGCCCAAAGGGGTCGTTCACCAGTAACAGGATATTACTAGAGTCTGACGGGATGGGGTTCTCTATGACAAAGACTGTTATCCCAGCTGGCGAGCGGCACTTCTGGCATTACAAGAATCACCTTGAGAGCTGTTATTGCGTTTCAGGCGTTGGCGAATTAACAAACAAAACGACTGGAGAGAAATTCAAAATTGAGGCCGATACAACTTATATTCTTGATAAGAACGACCCGCATTACTTTCAAGCATTTGAGGAGGTGACTCTCATTTGCGCATTCAATCCTCCACTTAAAAATGGAGAGGTGCATGGCGATGACGGATCTTACCCGGTTGAAGAAAAATCTCCAGTTTATGATGTTAGGGCGGTCCATATTGATAAAGTTACCGCGAACGACTACAACCCAAATAGCGTTGCTCCTCCAGAAATGGCATTGCTGGAAACGTCAATATGGGAGGATGGGTACACCCAGCCAGTAGTTGTTGTTCGTGACGAAGAAAACGACAAGTATGTTGTTGTTGATGGATTTCACCGGTATTGCACACTAAGAGACAGCAAGCGCATAAGAGAGCGTGAGAAAGAAATGCTTCCTGTTGTTGTTCTGAAGAAAGAGATTCACGACAGAATGGCATCCACCATTAGGCACAACAGAGCTAGAGGCTCGCACAATATAGAGCTTATGAGCAGCATAGTTGCAGAGCTTGTCGAGATGGGCAAGGGGGATAGGTGGATATGTAAGCACATTGGAATGTCTCCAGACGAGCTTCTTAGGCTTAAGCAAATAACAGGAGTTGCCGCGCTATTCCAGAATAGAAATTTCTCCGACTCCTGGGATGCTGAATCTGCTGACGATGTGGTTTTTGAAGATGAAGTTTGATCGGGTCTATAGGCCGTGGGACGAGTGGGAAGAAATAGAGTTCAATATGTGGGGGTCTGTTTCTAACAGGTCCTCAATGCTTAAAAAGGCCATAAAGTTTACTTCTGACCATAAAAAATACGGAAGGTTTATGCTCAGGGTTGTTAATGAATGGCCGAACAGTTGCGAGAATGCGCTGACTGACTACTCGTTAAATAGAAAGGCATGGGTAGGGCACGCAGCTTGCGCACTAGCTATTGCGTGCCCTGAAGATATTACGAGAGAGGCGTGGGGGAAATTGAGCAATGAGCAGCAACTTTTGGCAAACAATCAAGCAGGGTTCGCAATTCAAAAATGGGAGGAGCGTTACGCAAAGAGCAAAGGAATACATATCAGTGTGGGAATCCCGCTGCTATAAAGACGGGATACCGGACGAAGTTCCGATTGGTGTTGCAAAGTCAATGAGAGCCCCATCCTACAAAGCCATAGCCATAGCGATACTGAGAAACGATATGCAACTAAAATCGCTAGGATTCTCTCCAGGAGAGTCTATCCTATGCAAGCAGCTGAGGTCGCAGAAGAAGGACGAAGAAAGGAAGCAGAATAGATTGTTTTAATTTATTGAGGATTAAAAAAATGAGCTACAAAATAGAATTCATACACAAAGAAAGCGTTTATAACGACATAATAAATAACTGGAATTGTGCAGGAAAGAAAGACGATTCCGATGGTCATTCATTTGAATTTGAGTGCGATGATTACTTTGTGAAGTGCGGCATTATCTACATAACAGTTGGATCAAATGAGTATATTTATAACGTGTCAGACTTTTACAGAATAAAGGTCATGCCATGCTAAGAGACTACCAACAGGCCGCATTTGATGCGGCCAAGTCTTGGATACTCAAGACGATTGAGCCTTGTGTAATTGAAGCGGCAACAGGTGCTGGGAAAAGCCACATCATCGCTGCACTTGCAGAATGGGTAAACAGTTATGGCGGCAAAAAAGTATTGTGCCTGGCTCCATCAAAAGAGTTGACCGAGCAAAATCATTCTAAATTTTTGGCGACAGGCGAACCCGCCTCTATCTATTGTGCAAGCCTTGGAAAGAGCCTTGCACATGATGTTGTGTTCGGAACACCTCAAACGGTCTTGAACAGCATTGATAAACTTGGAAGCAAGTTTGCAGCAGTCATTACTGACGAATGCCACGGTATAACACCAACCATCAAAACAATCATTTACAAGCTTAAACAGCACAATCCAAAGCTTAGAGTTGTTGGTCTATCGGCAACTCCATATCGTTTGGGTTCAGGTTACATTTATGCTTATGATGAAAACGGAGCCCCAGTTCCTGAGAGCCAAGCGAGAAACCC